TTGGACTTGAATTTATCATATCCGAAGGCCAAACTAGAGAAGGCAACAGACACTTCATCCTTGCCATCAGAACCACCGACCATGCGCATATCCAGCGGCGTCACACCGGTTGCTGATGAGATCAGAGCAGCGGTGTTTGAACGTGCTGTTGTGCGGTCATTGGCCCACCAGATATATTCTGATTGATCATTGATGACATTTTTGTAGTAGAGTGTTTCACCGGCTGGACCCTTGGCATCTATTGCGCGAGACATATTGCGCCAGACTTCCAGGACATCACCAGGAGAACCAGAATGTGCGCCGCCCTCATCGACAATCACGATATGGAGTTCATCAGAGGCTGATGTGTTACCATATTGCGTGACATAATCGGATTGGCCGGGAGCGATATCGACGTTATTGAAGAATTCCCAATAACGCTGGAGTTGACCAAGTTGGACATTAGCAGCCAACTTGTATTCATCGTCCATCTGCATCGAGAATGAGAAGACGTTACTGGACTCGCTCAATGTACCAATTGAGGTGACCTTGAGATATTGGAAACCAATTCTGGTATTACCGACCTCAACCAGATCGCCGACACTCATCAGAGTATTGAGTGTATCGGCATAGGCATTAGCGGTAGAAACTTCACCGGCAGCTTCTGTATTTGCTGGTGAAATCTGAACCAGAACTGTATTTGATCCAACATTAGCTTCTAGATAGCTTGCTACAGCACTAAATTCGGCATTAGGATAGAGGTTTGCCGTTGTGGCAAACTGTGCTGCTGTATCGCATACCGCAACACGCAGGGAGTTACCCATCTCGCCACCAGGGAATTTTGCAATATACAGAGCGGCCAGATCGTAGGTATCGCCATTGGCTTCCCTCTCTTCATAATGATCTTCGCTCTTGATTACGAGGCTATCCCAATCAGAGATATCACCGATATTATAGTTGATGTCTGATTGTAAAGCAGCGGCAGAATAAATTACATCGTCGCGGAACATGATGACAGCTGTTTCAACATTCGCAGTTGCAGCTTCGGTCAGCGCAAGGTGCGTACCATTGGTAATGGAGTTGATTTTTACTAGGCCATTGGTGTCGATGGCAGAGCTGTTAGAATATACAAGAATCATACCCACACTGAGTGTAGAGGTATTACCAACATAAATTTCGGTATTGCCATTCTCAAAAGTGAGAAGAGAACTATTACCGCTAACTGTTAGTTCTGAGGTATTGCCTGTAACATCGGCAGCACGAGAGATGTGTAGTTTATTGCCGTATGCCAGGAATGACGAGGCAGTAAACCATGTTTCGGGGTTTAGATTACTAGGTTTACCATACCATTTAACTAGTTGAAGTTCACTATCAATTAGTTTAGTTTTATCAACCGGCCCCCAACGAAAAACACCTGCAAACGCGCCCTCGGTAGTCGATACGTTTGGGACGATAGTAGTCAGGTCAATTTCACGTACCGATACGCCTGGAGAGATTAAGTGCGCCATGATTTTCTTGCTCCTTTTCAGAGTTTATAGTTATATTGTATTTTTCTTTGATTTATTTATGAAAACGCTTTATTTAGAAGCCATCGTCATAGTCATTCGGATCGAATGAATCTCCCAAAGAGTAGTGATCATATGGATCAGTACGGGGAATTTCTGTTGGCAAAGCATCATTAATATAACCAAACGGGAGAAGTTCAGCCATGAATTGTTCTTCACTTTTCTCTTTCAGGTGCGCAAGGGTGTTTATATCAGTAAAATCCTTGAAATAATCTTGGTTTGTCAGCCATCCGAATAGTACTAGGCACATCACCAAATCATCTGTTTTCGTAGGTTCTGCTTCGAACGAATCTCCTTTCTTTGCAAATGAAAATATTTCATTGAGTGTATTCTTATCAACGATCAATAGCTTATCTTGTTCGATCAGCATCTTGAACAGTGAGCATCCAATATTTTTGACAGTCTTGGTTGTACGCAAACCGCGCTCGGCCTTGGCAGCACCAAAGCCCGTGGAGATACGTTTACCAACCCGTCCTGCAGATTCTGTCTGAAGAACCTGCTCATATTCATAGTCGAAGTAGATCAGGTCAGCGACCTGCCCGCCGATATCGTTATTCTCGATAAGGCACAGAGCATCATTATAGAGCTTGCCCATTCTGTGTATGATCTCGGCATAATCAATGGGAGAGATCAGATTATCTCTATAGACACATACCTGCTTGTAGGGTAGTTCAGACACATCCAGAATTTGGAAGGCAGAGTAGTCCAGACCTTTCCCACGACATGTATCAGCGATTAAAACGTATTTGTGGTTCTTCTCCGGTGGGGTGTATTGATATACCCCTCCCTGGCGCAGTATGGGCTCTACAGAGACTGTTGAGAGTTCCTTGAGCTTCCACCCAGCAATGAGCGTACCGGCGCTTCCCAGGTACTCATTCTCGAATTCCTGAGCAAATTTTTCATAGTCATAGTTCATGCCCCGCAGAGCTTCTTCTTTCCACCGATCATTTCGACCAGGGACGCGGTTCCATGCTACCGAAATGAGGTGATAATCATTGAGACCCTTGCGAGCCTGTGAGGTGAACTGATAGAAATGGTTCATCCCATACACCGTGGAAATCATGATGACCTTCGTTTTCATACCAGCGGAGATCGTGGGATACACAGAGGTATAGAATTCATCCCAGTTATCGATGTGTGCGGCCTCATCGATCAACAGAGCATGAACAGACAAACCACGAATAGAATCTTTGGAGGTTGAACCTGCAATAATACGTGATCCATTTTCCAGAACAAAGCTTCCCTTGTTCCATTCCTTGACACCCTGCTGTAGCCACTTCGGAAGCAGCTCATAGGCCAGCTGAATACGACCCAGGATTTCGCGGGCGGTGTCTCCCTTGTTGGCCAGAATTGCGATTAGCTTGTCTTGTTGGAATAGGATGTACCAGAGCGCGAAGATCGTGATGGCTGTGGACTTGCCCGACTGGCGTGCCATCTCTGCAATGGTATGACGATTATCGACACATGATTCGATCAGCTCTGTCTGATAATCTCTGAGCGTGATAAGTTCTCTGCCATCCTCGGTAATGATAGTGAAATAGGTTTCACCGAAATAGATAGGGTCTTTTGAACACTTGATATACTCCTCGACTAATTCGGGAGTCCATTCTATATTTTGTCCTATTCTTTTGAGGTTTGGATTGCCTCTAAACTGTTCTTGATTAGTCATCTTTCTTATTCTTGCTTATGGCTTGTTCGACCATATTAGCCAGATCAGCCGTGGTAATATGAAGATGTTGATGTGTCGTATCTCCCGTATTTCCTACTGGTTTTTCGGGAGTCTCAGCTTCTTCTTTTTTGACGGAATGATCGGCGAGCTTTTCATTCAGCTCTGCAGCAGTCTTGATTGCATTGAACAACACCTCATAGCATCGGGCGTTTTGGGACTGCGCCGCCACCGGAGCAAATTCAGATATTCCGGCCATTGCTGTTTCAATCAGGTTGTAGAGATTTTCCCTACTGTATTTAAAATCTGTATTCAATTGCGCCGAAGCTGGCGGTAAAAACTTGTCTCTTGGTGTTAGTTCTTTACTCATTTCTTACAGTGAAAGACTGGTGCCTGCTTTGTTCCCATACCCTTCACCCTTTCAACACTATTAAAATGCTTTTGCAATTCACCATGAACGTCATCAGCTGTCATGCTATTATAACGAGGCGATGCCGGAAAATTTCCAACAAATGAGCCGCCTTTATGTAATGCTCCATGTATTTGTTTGATGGTGCTCTTAAACATTTCCCTATCACCGGGATGACGTTCACCCTGTACATTCAATACATTGGAGGCATATACCACATGGTACCGCTTATTTAGCGCTTTGGGGTCGTGGACGCCTTCTTTCTGGTTTTCTCCGAACTCATGTGCGGTAACATTCAGACCGTGCTCCTTGCGCAATCTCTGGGCATGGGCAGCATCCTTGCCAGCACCGAAGTCCAGTACCTTATCCTCTGGTTTGGCGATACTAGCCACATGGCGGGGCACAAGAGCCCTGGCACCAATAGCTCCAAGTGTTCTGGAGGTTTTATTGGCCTGTCTGACCAGTTCTGCTTCTTCTCTTAATTTAACACTAGTATATCCAACATCGTCAACTTTTCTTGACAAATTTGGCTTGTCTGTTAAACTTCTATAAATTCGTTCTTTAGAAGCCGCTTTCTTAGGATTATCATCGTGTGGCGTAAAATGAATTGCTTTGGCTTTTCTCTCTTTAGCAAATGATTTTATTGTTTTTCTTACGTGTTTAATTATAGCAATAGCATGGTGAGGTTCAATTTTTTTTCTTCTTCGATCTGTTGAAGCCGACTTACTGCCATTCACAGTAAAATTCACTTCATACTCTTTTTTTCCTTTTCCATACTGATATAAATTAATACCTACTTTATGGCCATGAACTGTTGCGCGATGCTCGTGTTGGCCAGAATCTAAGTGATCCCACCCATGATCAATTATTTCTTCTCTAATGAATTGTCTGAATCTCTTCAT